GAGGAGTGCCCCTGGCGAAGCTGAAATGGACTAGACATGACCTGATGGCAGCGTACGACTCTGAAGGCACATTTGATGGCGCGGCTTACGTCCTAGGGATGAACCGTAAGACCTTTAGCAAGCTTTGGCGAGACTTGATAGGGGCATCACCACCTAGATCTTGTAGTAGGCCGAAGAAGAAACCTATATCTGATGAGGGCCTTCATAAAGTAGCCTTCATATCGGACCTCCACTTTGGGTCGAGGTACCAATGCCTGGATGAGCTGAATGACTTTATCCGTGTCGCGAAGAGGCGCGACGTAAATGCTTTAGTATGCCTGGGAGATTTATCAGACGGCTTAAAGATGCACCAAGATATGGAGCATGAGCAGTTCTTGCATAAGCCGAAAGACATTTTGAACTACATCGTGGACAATTATCCAAAAGGATTCGATACTAATGTTTTTATAACTGGGAATCATGACTTTTCCCTCCAGAAAGCAGGATGTATGAACTTAGGCCAAGCAGTCGCCGAGGAGCGCGATGATCTGGTCTTTTTAGGGCATGACACTGGCTTGGTAACACTGGGGGGCGGCCTTGAGGTGTATCTACATCACGGCACGGGCGGGTGCGCGGAGGTACGTAGCAAGAGACAGCAGGACATTGCTGTTAAGTTTGCATGCCTTCGTAAAGGTGATGTACCCCACGCTATGGTTACAGGGCACTGCCACACTGAGAATGTAATCCCGCAGTACATGGGTATGCTTTCTCTCAGCTTGGGATGCTTCCAGCGGCAAACACCTTACCTGGAGAGTAGACTTTTAGCTCCCGACATTTCCGGGATGATTTTAACATACCAGGTAATCGATGACAGGTTGACGAATCCTGCTCTAGAATTCATCAGATATAACCCTTAGTATCAGTAGATTTTACATAGTGCTAGTTTTTTGCAGAGAAAATCAAATTCAACAAGGTGTAAAAAAGTATGAGTATAGGTAAAGACAAGTCGGCTAGGCAATCTAGGATCAAATCCCTCATGGAGAAGTGGAGAGGAAACTTCGTTCATCTAGGTAACACGGATCTCTACGAGATCCAAGAGGTGATTGAAACCATCCTGGATGAACGCTTCTACGCTAGGAGGGGTAAATGACAAGTATCGTCCTTGAGTGGCATAACGAAGTTGCCGAGAAACAGATAGATGAGGCCATGAAGCGACTGAAGGCCGCCGCTATGGAGATTAAAGGTGTATCTCAAGCGATGTGTCCTGTTAAGAGTGGCACGCTAAGAGGTTCAGCTTACGTTACTGATCTAGAGAATGGGTACGAGATAGGATACGGCGGAGCAGCAGAGTCTTACGCGCTTGAGCAGCATGAGAACCTACAGTATTACCACAAAGTAGGCCAAGCAAAGTTTCTAGAGCTGGCCTTTATCGAGGTAACTGAAAAAAGACTGAAGTCGTCCACTGGGGAGAGAACTGTAATTTCCACCTGGGGCGATGAGACTAAGACGTTCTTCAACGGAAGAGAAGAGTGATTATAGATGTCTAACGATGCATTTGATAAGAACGGCTATGATGCCGACGGGAATTGGCTAGAGTGTCTACCTTGGGATGGACAGGAAAAGAGTCTTCCATTGGGCTATACTACAATGGTTCCGCGTTTAGGGCTCTCTAAGTTTGCAAAGAGCGTTGAGATCCTAGACCCAGAAGCAGACGAGGGCTTCCGTAATGTGAAGGTCTCAGAGGTTAAGCCAGACGATACTATTGTCGGGGTTGTAATCAATGAGAATTCGACCAAGAAGATCGCGGATACCTATGGGTCAGACTGGCTACGTATCAAAGATTCCAATACTGGAAAGGGCATGAACCGTGTAGCTTGGCACGATAAATACGGCACTGATGGCCTTGAGCTTCTGATTCTCAAGGAGCTACAGGGTAAGCAGGTAGGTAGTATACCTCCTACACAGAATATCTCTGCGGAGAGTTTAAAGCCAGTACCACCCTCAATGCCAGTTTATAAGATAGGATGATTACTATGGACGTAGATCTTTCCCTGGTGGCTGCTGCAATCACTACAGGCATTGCCTTTGTGATGGCATCACTGGGAGCGAAATACCACCAGGACTATGCTAACGTGCTAGCCAAGCTGGCTACAGTTACGGAGCTTGCTAGAGAGATTACAGCTTCTATAGATGTAATTGTTGAGGCACTACAAGACAATACAATCACTAAGGAAGAGCTGGAGATTGTAGTAGATCATCTGAAGAGCCTTAAGGACAAGCTAGAAGGGATTCAGGGTGCCTGAAGATTTTGTATGTCCGTTAGCAGCAAAAGAGGTTGAGCCCGAACCAGAGCCAGTAGTGGAGCCAGGTAAGATGGACGATGGCGACATTAATATAAATGGATTCAAGATATCAGGCATTAGGACGTATTCTATAATACTTCTAATAGTCTTGATGTATGGCTTCCTAGCTATTCGGTCTGATGATGTTCAGGGCATGCAGAACCTAGCTCTTATTGCAGCTGGTTTCCTCTTTGGGTTTAAGGCAATGCCAAAGAAGTAGGGAGGGTTACCCTCCTGGAAATGAGGTGATTAAGTGACAAGTGTACAGGAGGTTATAGCAACCTACTTACAGACAGGAGGTTATGGGACACTAGGGAGTACAATCTTCATAGATTTTGCTCCACCTACACCTTCTAGCTGTATCGTTGTGACGGCCTATGGTGGACCGCCCGCGGTCAGAGGAATAGGCCAGACTCCAAGACTGTATGATATCGTACGAGTGCAGGTGCTAATTCGTAATAGCAGCCCAGGCACCGCTATTTCACAAGCGGAGTCGATATATACATACCTGGAAGGATCGATTCCACCAGGGCTAGTCTTTGTGAGAACTGTTAATTCTAGAGCATCCTACTTAGGTAAAGATGACAACAATCTGTCAAAGTACTCGATGAATTTCGAGGTTTTATATGCTTGAGTGGGCGTATTGCAGATATAGAGAAATAAATAATTGGAGTTGATATAAATGACTACAGCACCCGCAGCCGTTGGAGGTGTCGTTACTGTTACGTTTGGTACCAAACTCGTAGGCGGCGTCACTAATGCACGGCTCAACTTCGGTCCCACCCTGGTGGATGTAACCGAGCTAGGTGACACCTTCGTTTCAAGGTTCCCAACAATAACAGATTGGACACTTACCCTAGACTACACTATAGATACGTCTGGTACAGATGAAGGCCAGGCTATGATCAAGACGGCCTATACAACTAAGGTTTCTAAGGCACTCTCGATTGCAATAACTGGAGGACATCTTACCGCAACAGTATGTTGGGTAGAGTCAGTTGACTATAGTGCAGATCCGAAAGAAGTACAGAGAAAGACCGTAACGATTAAGGGCAGTTCTGCTCTAGCGTTCGGAGCTTAAATATGGAGTTGATTTAAATGACAACGATTACCCCAAAGGCAGTTTGCAGCCAGGTTTCCTTTACATTCGATGGAACATCTGTACTCGGCTGTACTAACGCAAGACTAAGCTTTGGCCCACAGCTGGTAGATGTTACCGAGCTTGGCAATTGCTTCGTAAATAGGTTCCCTACAATATCAGACTTCTCGGCTACAGTAGATCTAATCTACGATGAGGCAGATACTGGCCAGGGCAAGATATATACCGCAGCCTACGCGCTGACATCCAATGCACTTGTATTCACCTTCACTGATGGCACCGTCACTGCCGATGTATACATCGAGAGCGTCGATTATACATGGGACCCGAAGGAAGTTCAGAGGGTCACTGTTACGATGAAGGGCACCAGCGCTATAAGCTACACTTAAGCGGTGATTAAACATGGTTACCGCCCCATCAAGTTGTGAATTGTGCGCCGTCTATACCACAAGCGGTACAGAAGGCGACCTTTCAGAAGAAGCTATGCAGCATGTCGACTTGTCCACGGCGGGGTATGAGAAGTACACAGTATACGAGATTACATCTGCTTCTAAGAGATATCTGAGCACTAGCACAGTGCCGGTATTTGAAGCAGACGTTGGAGGCAACGGTATATTCGCTACCGTTACCCCAACTAAAATCGAGTATGCTGGTGGTAGAATATATCTAGCAACAGCTAGAGGTGTAAATGACGTAGTTCGTTGCAACTCTGGTAAATATTTTACCACAATTACCCCACTTCTCGGCGCATCAGTATCTAGGCTTACATATTCACCAACCCTAGTAGATGTACCCCTCCTGGGAGATACATATGTTAGAAGAGTTCCAACGGTAACTGATTGGACCTTCTCCGTAGATGTATATAAGTGTAGAGGGCAGGCTGAGTTTTCAACCTCAGACGGCGCCAACAAGGACCTGACATTCTACCATGAACCTGGTGGAACAGCAGGCAATTCCTACACCATCAAACTGACTGATCCTGGAGGCGCAGGTTCTCTTAGCGTGGCAGTTGCAGGAACAGATGTAAACGTAACGTTAGCATCTTCAGCTGTTCCAGCACTAACATCTACAGCAAATGATGTTATGGCTTTAGTTAACGCAGACGGAGCATGCGCAGATATTGGCTTTAGAGCCAAGCTAGCTGCAAACAGTATAGGTACTGGCATCATGACTGACCAAGCTAAGACATCCTTAGCTGGAGGACTAGCTGCACAAGACCACACCGCTAAGAAAGGTGTGAAGCTTATAGCAATATTCTACACATCTACATCAGCAGATGCTAGGTATGAGGGATACTGCTATTTAGAAACTGAAGACTTCGCTTACGACCCGAAGGGCGTACAGATGGAGACTTTAAACTTTAAGGGCACAGGTATCCTGGGCCGCAGGACTAGCTAGGTGCTAGTCCTTTTTCTTGTTATATATAACTAGAG